TTCTCCCGGTAATCCTTCTGGTCAGTCTTCGCGTGTTCATTACCTGCGATTGGGGGAGGTTGGGGCCGACGACTGGATTCATTCTCATCCGTACCCGGACCATCATTGTAGTGCAGAGGGGAGCGGGTGGCACAGGTGAATGGGACCCGGAGAGTCTGGGATTGCGGGGGAATGGTCTTCAATCCCCCGCCAGCGAAGATTGCATCTGAGGGATTGGGTGGGTCTCCACCAGGGCCAGATTGAACTGGACCCTGCTTGGCGGGCGCGATTGGGGTGTTGGATTTCTTCATATGCTGCTAGGACTCCTCAACAGAACTCAGCCCGGGTGTCCGTTAGGATATCCCGTTCTGTGGGAATATCTGCGAGGACCGGAAGGGCTTCTTCAATTGCTGCCATGAACTCCTTCACACTCTTGAAGGACTCGTGGCGATCAACCAGTACTTCCTTGTCCCGTGAGACAAAGATATCCAGGAAGTACCCATCCTTCCCGGAGTCTTCAAGAGCAGAGTTCATGGCGTAGGATACACGACGTATATCTACTGCCATACTGCTCTCCTTCAATTCTGACTACTTCCCGAATCCCAGCAAGTGCGTGGAATTCAGCGTCGCGACAGTGGCATCAATCAGGGCACTGATACCAGCGACATGGGCTTCGGGGACAGCCTCACCGACTCCGGCAGCTGCCGAGAGTGCGTTGAGGACCAGTTGTTTCTTGGTGGCACCATTACCCTTACCAAGGGCTCCCTCAACGGCCTGAATACCTGCCAGGATTGAGGGGAAGTACGACATCAGGGATGCAAAGAGTTTCATATAGATCAATTCGTTCCTTTCCTTGCTGGGATGTGGATTGTGAGACTCAGCCCCTCCAACCGGTCCAGCAGTCCGTGGAGGTCATTGATTGTTTCCTGCCGTTCAAATGTGAGATCCTTCAGAGTATCTCCCACGACTGTCTCAAGTTCCAGACAGAGTTTGGAGACAGTAGCATCAACCAGAGAGGTGAGGACCGGGAGGATCTGAGTAGTGACTCCCTGTAGAGCGTGGTCTGTGACTCCCTGAGCGGCAGCCTGGAGTTTCGCGTCATCTATGACATTCATTTGCCTGCTACCTTCCGGGCGATCTTCTTCATTACCTGGCCGGTCCTCACCGCAGCGTGTTTAACCTTGGGGGCGGT